AGGCCGATGTACTTCGTGATCCCTAACGTGAGCTGCTGGCAGAAATCATCCGTCGCGGCCGGTTCCAGCAGATACGATTCCCCCGTCGTCGTCTGCCAGTAGCTCGACGCGATCGAGCCGCCCTCAAGCGCACGCCACAGCGCCCACAGAATCGCAGGCGCGGCACCGTCAGTCGCCACGATCTGCTGCGTAGACGGCGATGGCGACACCAGCGCATCGATGATGACGCCACGATCGAGCATCGTTGCCAGGATGCGCGCGAGTTGCTGATGCCATGCCGCCTTTGCGTCCGCGAGAGTCGCGAACCCGTAGAACGTAGCGTCGAGACTCATAGCTTCTCGGTGAGCTTCAGGCCGATCGAGCGGCGCAGATAGCCGATGGTGTTCATGCCGGAGAGCTCCTGCATGCGCCCCAGGAATCCCTTGAGTTGCCTTTTGTCCGGCTCATAGGGATAGGGTACGTAGAGGATGTCGCCGGTCGTTTTCTGGCGCCGCATCATCTCGCGGATGCGGTATTCCTCGGCGCCCGCGTTCGTGAGTGGGAACTCGAACTGGACAGTCCGCGCGACCCTGCCCGGATAGGTCACGATGCCGCCGTTGGGCAGCTGCTGGATCTGCGAGTTGTCCACCATCCCTTCCACCAGGCCGTAGACCGCGTTGAATTCTGGCTGGTACACCGGGCCCATAAACAGGCGGCCGATCTGCAGGTGCGAGACGGCGCTCGCCGACAGGTCGTATTCGATTTTCCAGTACCTGGCCGTGACATCCCAGGGGAGCGGCTGCACGCCGATGTAGGGGTTGCCATAGTTGAACGCCGACAGCTCGGCGCCCCACCATTCGGACTGAAACTCGATGCCATCCTCGGCGTAGTCGATCCCGTGGAAGTCTTCCCAGTCGCCCGCGTAGACATCGGACGCGCCCGCGGTCGTGCCCGCGCTGATCCTGCGCAGCGTGCCCTCGGGGGCGTTGTGGCGGATCTCGGCGATCACACGCAGCCGCACAGCCGCGCCGAAGTCGGCTTGAAACTGCGTCGCGGCCGTCGTGATCCCGGTCGTGCGGGCGACCAGCGCGGACTCGGGCGACTGCATGTTCGCCCGGGCGAAGGGCGACGATGCCCAGGTGCCGCCGGACAGCGTGGCGCCATCGCCCAGGTTGGGCCAGCCAAGCATGATGTTGTTCGACACGCTATCCCCAGACTGTGAAAGTGGCCGTCGGCTTCTTCGACAACTCGTAGCGGATGCCAGTCACCAGAAACTGCTTCCCGGCCGACAGCCCGAAGCGCCGATGGGTCACCGACATGCATGCCCCGATTTCGATGTCTTCGTGATGCGAGACTCGAAACGGCACCGTGACTTCGAACCAGTCACGGGGTACGCCCAGCAACTCGGCGAACTGGCTGCCAGGCGCGGGCGCCACGGCCTCGAGCGCGCCCTTCGATGTCACGCGCCGGCCGACGCCGTATGACTCGACCAGGTAGTCAGGGGCGCCCAGGAATTGATCGGTGATCGGCACGGTGGCGGGCGGCGAGGATGACAGTTGCTCGCACGTCGTGACCACCGACAGCGGGTATTCCTCGGCGATCTCTTTGCGCACGTTCGACGGCACCACGCCAGCCAGGCCGTTCGATTGGGGCGTCCAGTTGCGCGGGTATTTCTGGGTGATCGTCGCGTAGGGCACGCCTCGGCCCGGATCGTCAGACGCCACCGGTTTGATCGACAGAATGTCGGCCTCGGTCAGATCGAGGACTGAGGTCATGCCAGCCGGGTCGACGACGATCGCGCCGCGCAACTCGCCCCAGCGGTCAAACCCGACCCAGGCGCCGATCGAGGCCGCAATCGCGCCGATCGCCTGGCCATAAGTCGTCGAGTCGTCGCGCACGTAGATCCCGACGTGCGAGTCGTTGGTCGTTCCCCAGGACTCGATGGCCGCGAAGTCGGCCGAGTTGATCTGCTGATATACCCCGCTCGCCGGGAACCCCGCCGCCTCGGCGATCGCCACCATCACGTCGGACGGATTGTCGCTGACCGTCGAAGCCGCGTCGCAGGTGACCTGGCCGACGGGGGGCGATCCGAGTTTCAGCGTGCCCGATGTCGCGTGCGTGAGGTAGTGCCCGAGCTGGATCGTCGTGCCCTGCAATGCGGCGAAACTGGCCGCCCCGTCGTTCTCCTGCGCGCCCGAGGTCAGTTGTCGCGCGACAACCGAGCCAGAGTCCTTCAGGTGATGGGCGGAAACGTCACCGGTGGCGCTGATCATGTAGGTGAGGTACGCAGGGTCCAGCAGCACGGGCGATGCGTTGTAGGCCCCGCCATAGACCACAGGCTTCGGCGTGCCGGTGAGCGCAGCCACCCCTTCGACCCCGCCAGTGCCCAGGAACGGGGGGCACACCTTCTGCTTCATCTTCCAGACGCGCTCGCGAAGGCGCACGCGCAGCACGTTTCCGTCGCCCACGATCGACTGCATGGTGGCGTGAAAGATCTGCACCCAGCTCGAAAAGTACGGGAATGCCTCGAAGGTGAACGCCGATGTGGTCGGCTCGCACGCCCACAGCCGGAAGTCCCGGCCGGAGACGCCATAGGTCGTCAGAACGTCGAAAGCGCCGTCCGCGTTGGCGATCGTGCATTCGCCATAGCCCGCCTCGGTCAGCCCGAAAATCATCTTCCCGGACGCGATCGACCGCTCGAAGTTCGCCGGCTGCAGGAGCCGCCCATAGACCGGCGTGTTCGCGGGTGATCCGCCGCTGCCGGTGTGCCAGGAGTCGGTGCCGAACAGCAGCCGGCTTTCCGTGCCCTCGGGGTCGATTGCCGCGTAGATCTCAGCGACGAAGATCACCGGGCACCCTCAAGTGTGGCGTTGTTCGCCAGGGTGTTCATGCTGGTATCGATGCTCTCAAGCGTGGTCGCAAGCCCCGACCAGCGATTCGCCTGCAGGTTCCGCTCAATCGCAATCCCCTCTCGGGTCCGTTCGTCGGCTGCGATCTGATCTCGGATCGCCGTGACCAGGGCGGTGATGGCGTCAGACTCGCGCGTCGAGCGCGCCTCGAGCGCCGTGTCCAGCCGGCGCAGATCCACCACCATCGCGCCGGTGTTGTCGACGACAGTGCCGGTTGCGGTGAGCTGGCTTTGCGCCAGGCTGAGCTGTGTGGGTGCGTCGGCCAGCGACACCCCGACAGAATTCAGCGAGTCGATCACGCTCGTGAACACGCTCGCGTAGTCCCCGCCGCTGGCGTTGAACGACTGCGATTCCGTCAGGAACCGGGTCGCCTCGCCGGGCAGGGCCTGGAGCGCCTTCACGTCGCCCGCCTGCGCCCGGTTGAGCACCGATCCGAACGAAGTGGCAGCCACCGACACCTGAGCGGCCGGCGCCAGCGCGGACAGCGATCCGGTCTGAAGGTCGGTGATCGTGTCGCGCAGCCGGTCGGCGATGTCGATCAGGCTTTCGAGCCGGTTGATCTCCTTTTCCAGCGACGTGCGGCGCAGATCGTCGGCCTCGGTGATCAACTGCGCTTCGAACTGGTAGCGCGTGGTGAGCGCCTGGGTGATCTTGCCGGCCACACCAGCGGGGTCCGTCGTGGTCTGCAGTTCGGCGAACAGCGCGTTCTCGATGCCCTTCAGGAACGAGATACCGCCACGGAAGTCGCGCCGGTTGCTGAACCCCTGAACCTGCTGGTCCTGGATCGTTCCGGCCAGGCCGACGCGGGCGCCGGCGATCGCCGTGCGTGTGTTCACCGCAGCCTGCAGTTGGTCCAGCAGCGAGACCGCGCCGGTGCCCAGGATCTGGCCCATGCGGTCGATCGTGTCCTGCATGGACTGGCCCAGCTCGAGGAACCGGTCAGCCGTGGTTCGGATGGGGTTTTCGAGTTCGAACAGGGTCTGCGTCAGGTCGCCATTCGCCCGGGTGAGCGCGTCCATCTCGCTGGTGACCGTTGATCGGCTGGTTTCGAGCGCTTGGCGGATGACGGCGTTGGTCGCATCGCGGGCGGCCTGGTCGACCGCCTTGAACCCGCCGTAGACCGACAGCAGCGTGGCGATCAGCGTGCGGCCTTCTTCCGTGGTCGTGTCCTGGGCCCTAACAAGGTTCTGGAATTCTGCCGTCGTGTTGGGGATCGCGAGGCCAAGCTCTCGGAACGTCTGGAAGAACCGGTCGGATTCCGTCAGGAACGCATTGTCGATCGAGCTCGCCGACTGCTTGGCCGCCTCGCGCGCCGCGTCGCGTGCGGCCTCCATCGCGTTGATCCAGTCCTTAAGCGCCGGGTTGAGGGCGACCACGGCAGCGAAGGCGTCCATGTTCGAGTCGGTGACCTCGCCCATGCCCTCGACGATGTCCCGGAACGCCTGGCGCGGCCCGTCGGCATCGGCGACCAGGGCGTCGAACGACAGGCCCACCGCGGCGAAGTCGGTGCGCAGGTTGTCGCCCGCGTTGGCCAGTTGCTCCTCGGCCGTGAAGAAGTTTTGGTAGTACGACTGCAGGTTGCTGGTGAGGGAGTCCAGCCCGCCGGCAAAGCCGATCAGCTTCTCGCGAGAGACTGCCGACAGGTCGGCAATCGTGCCCATGACGCCCGGCAGGCGCTCGGCTGCGTCGCCAAGGGCTTTCAGTTGGCCCGCCAGCGTGAACAGGTTGTCGATCGCCTCGGGCGCCGCAGTGGCCGGGTCCAGGCGGGCGAAGATCTCGCCGAACCCGTTTTCGAGCGTCGGGCCGACAGCTTGCAGCGCGGCCAGCATCAGGCGCTTGGTCTCGATCTGCATCTCTTTCGAGATGTTCGCTTCGTCGCGCCCGATGTCGCGCCCGCCGGTGTTGTCGAAGATCGACCTGCCGCTCGCGTCGCGCAAGAAGCTCGCGATCCGGTTGTCGGCCTTGCCCTGCGGGTCGGTATCGAAGCCGATGCCGTATTGCAGGCCGGTCGCGGTGGCGCCGAAGTCGCGCAGGATGCCGGTGATCGAGCTGGTCAGACCGTCGCCAATCTTGGTGACCATCGCGTCGGCAGTGTCAGGGGTGAACAGTCGCTCGCCGGTCGTTGAGAACGAGCCGCCGCCCTTCGGGCCGCCACGGTCCCCGGTGAAGATGGCCGCCACGGCAACGCCTGCCATTGCCACCCAGCCCCACACCGGGATGGCGGCCAGCGCGGTATACAGGCCGCCAACGGCGCCCGCTGCCGCCGTTCCGCCGCCGGCTACCACCGCCCCCGCGCCGGTCAATGCCGTGCCGCCGCCCAGCGCCGCGCCAGCGCCTGTTCCGAACGCGAGCCCGCCGGCCTGCGCCGCGCCGATTGTCCCTGCGGTGATCCCGCCGGCCGCGGTGATCCCGCCGCCCACGCTCGCCAACGTCGCCCCGCTGCCGAAGATGGCGGTGTACAGAGAGCCCAGGTTGTTCGCCGCGCTACCGAGAGACACCAGCGAACCAAGCGCCGACTGCGCCCCGCCAGCGGCCCCGCTTGCCGACCCGGTAAGCCCGATGGCGTTCGTCAGCGAGCCGACGCTGGCCTGGATGATCGGCTTCAAGACCAGGTTGTTGAACATGCCCTTGATCGAGTCGCGCAGGGTCTGGAAAAACGACTTCCCAGACTCGGCCGCCCGGAACAGTGAGTCCGTAAGCCCCTGGCCGATTTGGTCATAGGCTTTCTGCCACTCTTCGGCTGACTTCTTCGCTGCGTCCGCGCTTTCCTTGGCGAAATCGGCCGCGACGTTTGCTTGCGCGTTGCCAATCCTGGCTTCCTTCAGCGCCTCAAGCGCGCGAATCTGCCGCTTGATCGCCTCGACTTCGTCGCCGGAGTCGGCCACGGTCGCCTTGTTCTTCAGCGCCTGGATCTGGTCATCGACGCGCTTGTTGGTCAGCAGCGCCAGCGCCACGCCGGTGAGCCCGATCGCTTCGGTCTCCTGCTTCAGCGCTTTGACCTGGGCCTCGACTGCCTCGGCCTCGCCGAGCAACGAATCGACCGTGGACTTGCGCGCAGCATCGACAGCGACCGCCGCGGCCAATTCCGACGCCTTCGCTTCGGCAAACCCTTTGCGCAACTCGATGGCGGCGACCAGGCTCTTTGCCTCTTCGTTGAGCGCCCGAACCTCAGCCAGTCGTGACGTGCCGTTCTTGCGTGAAAGTTCTTCTTCCTTTTCTTTCAGCTCGATCGACAGCTTTTCCAGCGCAGTCAGCGGCCGGCGGGCCTCGACCTCGGCGGCCAGGAGCGCGTTGCGCTTTTCGGACTGGGCGATGACGGAGGCGTAGGCCTCGGCGTCCGACTTGGCCTTGCTCGCGCCCGACCGGTCGACCTTTTCCTTGTCGTCGAACTTCTTGGCGATGTTGTCCTTGCCGGTCAGGAATGCTGCATAGACGCGCAGGTATTCAGCACTTCCCTCCTTCAGATCCTTGGTGGCCGTCGCGAAATCCGCGCGCAGCTTCGCGAACGCGGATTCCTTTTGCTGCGCCTTGGTCTGGTTATCCTTGTCCTCGATGAACTTGTTGCCGGCGGCGATCACCTTGCCGTATTGCAAGACCATTCGGTCGGCGTCTTCGCTGATCAGCTGGGCGGCCTTGTCCCACTCTTCGGTCTCCAGCTTGCGGATGCGCTCTTGAAGGCGCGCGACCTCGCGCTGTGCCGATGCCTTGCGCTGCTCGCCACCAAACCCGCTGCCGGCGTCGCCGGTCGCCTGCCTGGACGCGTTGTCCAGTTGAACGCGCAGCATGTCCAGGGTCGGGTTGTCGCGGTTGTCTGTGATCTTCTGGCGCATCGCCGCCAGTGCCGCCACGGCCTGGCCGGTCCAGCTGCCCGAGAACATGTCCTTCAACTGGCCGGCCGCATCGACGATTGACAGGATGCCGGTCGCCACTGCCGAACTGACACCGACGATGGAATCGAAGTCGCCGACCGCCTTGGTCGTCGCGTTGCCCATCACGGTCATGGCCTGGCTGACGGTCGTCGCGACCGAGCCGAATTCCTTGTCGATGGTCGCCGACGCCTTGAGCAGAGCACCCGACACGGCCTCAGCAGTCAGCTTCCCTTCCGAGCCCATGGTGCGCAGTTGGCCGATACTGACCCCGAGACCGTCGGCGATCGCCCGAGCAACGCGCGGGGTCTGCTCAAGGATCGAATTCAGTTCCTCGCCGCGCAACGTGCCAGATGACAGGCCCTGCGAAAGCTGGATCATCGCCGCACTGGCCGAGCCGGCAGACACGCCAGAAATCGTGATCGCCTTGCCCAGCGTCTCGACGATGCGCAGCGAACTCGACGCGCTCAGGCCCAGGCCATCCGTGGCCCGTGCGATCTGCGCATAGGTGTTGCCCAGTTCGACGAAGCCGACGCGCGACCGCTGGGCAACAGAGAACAGGCCCTCGTATGCGTCCTTGGCGGCGGCCGCGCTGCCCGTCGCCAGTTTCAGTTGAGAATTCAGGTTGGTAATGGCGTCTGCGGTTCGCAGGAACGACTTCCCCAGCTCGACCACCGATTGCACAGACAGTGCGGTGACGGCCCCCACCAGGCCAGCCTTGACCAGTCCGAGCGAGCCACTGAACGCGCCCGCGCCGTCGGTCGCCTGCTTGAACAGGTCGCCGAGCTTTCCGCCCGACGAGCCGGCCTTGTCCAGTTGCGGCGCCACGGTCGCGGCGGTCGCCCCCAGAGTCTCCAGCGACTTGCTGGCCTTGCCAGCGCCAGCCGTGATCTTGTCGGCGGCCGCATCGACCTTGCCACCAGCAGAGACCACCTTATCGAGACTCGCGGCCGCCTTGTCAGCGCCCGTCGTCTCGATCTTGATGCCTACGCTGACGATCTCATCGGCCACTGGTGTGCTCCGTGTGGGTGGGGTTCATTTCTTGTTCATCGCCTCAAGCGCGGCCATTTCCATGACCTGGACGCCCTCGAGGATCTCGTCAGCCTTGTCTTGCGGCAGGCGCATCGCAGACAGCAGCGACATCACGGCGGTGTAGTCCAGGCCGGTGCGCCCGCTCATGCCGTAGCGCCACTGAGTCGGCAGGCGCATGAAGAAACGCACGATGTCCCAGTGCTCGGGCCAGATCTCGATCACGTCCTGATCGAAGTCCTCGGGCGCAAACCCGGCCGCGGCCATTTCGTCGGCCGTGGGCATCGGGGTATAGATCGCCGCGGCTGCGGCCTTCAGTTTCCCAGCCGAACGCCGCTGATCTCGGTGATGTACCGCTGGATGATGGCGCGCGCCGCTGCGGGATAGAACAGGGTCATGCGCTCGATCTCTTCGCGCGAGAACTCGTTTTCCAGCTCCCAGCCGGTGACGGTGTCCATCAGCGCGTCGACATCCTCCTTGCTCGACGATGCGTCGAGGTACTCGCGGAACTCTTCGCGGTTGCGGCCCTTGAAGGTGAATTCGACATCCACGGCTTTCTTGCCGGGCACGGGGATGGCAACGCGCAGGGTGAACGTGGGCGAGGTGGTAAAGCTCAGTTTGGCCATTTGTGATCTCGTTGGATTTGGAAAAAGACCCGTGCTCGGGAGCTACCCGCGGGGGAAAGAAAGGGCGCCAGTTGCCCGGCGCCCACCGGCGCTGGTGGCCGCTTAGGCCGCGTACCTGGTATGCCGGTTCACGCCGGCGAATTGAGCCGAGATCCGGTTGATCTGCCCGTCCTGCAGGCGCGGCACGTCGTTCATCGCCAGCGTGCACGGCAGATAGACGATGGCGCCCGAGCGCATCAGCATCTTCATGACCGTGTTCGTCTGCGAATCGGTCAGCGTGCGCATGGCGGTGTAGCCGGCGGTGGTGTCGTCGTCGTCGAACTCCAGCGTGTAGCTGGTGGCGGTGAAGCCGTCGTTGATCGAGTACTCGACATCGGACTCGACGAACTTGTAGGTCACAGTCTTCGGATCGCCACCCTGCGTGGACGGATTCATCACCTTGGTGAGCTGCGTCCAGGCAGTGACCTCGCGCACGGTGCCGGTGCCGGTGCCGGCCGGGAAGAACGAGGTGGACGAGGTGTCCATGCCTTCGAG